ACACTGGGTACACTGGGTACACCAATTTTTTTTTCACCTGTTGAATAATAGGGTGTTTTTTTTAGATGGTCCTGGTGTACCCACTGTACCCACTGTACCCATTTTCAGCTAATTGTATATTGTGTATATAGTTATATTGGGTACACTTTGGGTACAGTGGGTACACTTGTTTTCTATCGGTGATCAAGAAAAAATTTAATTTTTTTTCGTTTAAAACTGGATTTTTAGAAAAACTGGTGATACAATTAATTGTATCAAGAGTTAAGGAGTTATGAACTATGAAGAATTATTTTAGTGAATGTGCTGATCTTGAAGCTGCAAAAAAGATTTACAGAAAGCTTGCTTTTAAATTGCACCCTGATCAGGGTGGATCAAAAGAAGCTTTTCAGAATCTTCAGAATCAGTATGAAGCTTTTCTTAACAACACCTGGACAAATGCGTTTAATGCTTATGCTGAAGAAAAGGGTTATGCACCTAAAGCTAATGCTGATGTTTTTAAGGAGATTTTGAAAGAAGCTGTCAAGCTTGCAAATGACAAGTATCTTGTGCAGATCATCGGTTATTGGATTTATGTTTTTAACGGTTTCACCATTAAAGAAGATTTGAAATCTTTGGGTTTCTGGTGGAGCAAGAAACATAAAGCATGGATTTATTCTGGTATGTCTAAAATCAAGATTACTACCAGACTAACCCTTGATCAGATTAAAGATCACTATGGTTGTGAAACTATAGTTGATGAAAAAGAAGAAATTAAGAAGATTCAATAGTTGAAGTTTTAATTAAAAAGTTATAAAATTTATATTAAGGGGTTTTATATGGAAGAAAAACAAACAGTAATTTGTGCATGGTGCAATAAGGTTTTAGAACAGGGAAATAGTAAACATATTTCCCACGGTATGTGTAAAAGCTGTTTACAGGAACAGCTAAAGGAGTTGTCAAGAATAGAGAACAGAACAATTAAAAAAGAATATGTTTTAACTGATAGTTCTGGTGCTGTTTATGATTGTCGATTAATGGATAAAATAGAACTTGACAAAGCACAAGCTATTATGTTAGAATCAACTGATGGTTTTAGATTCTGGAAACTGAAATAAGGAGTTAAGGAAATGGAAGGAAAAGAAACGATTTTAAAACGGATTCAAAAACTGTTTGCACTTGCTGGTAATAACCCATCTGAAAAAGAAGCATATGCAGCTATGTTGAAAGCACAAGAATTGCTGCTTGAACATGGTTTGTCTATGGAGCAGGTAAACGGTTTTGAAGAGGAAGAAAAAGCAGATTCTTCTATTAAAGAAGATTCCGTTGAACAGGGTGGTGGTAAACTGTATGGTTGGCAAACTGTTGTGATGCGTGTTATTACTAAGAACTTTAGATGCAAATGGTTTGTTGATCGTGATAATGGAAGGATCACGAAAAAGGGAACATATAGAAACGATAAGAAGCTGATGTTGTTTGGTCAAGCAAAAGATGTTGATGCAGCAAGGGAAACAATTAATTTTATTTTCAAGGTTGCACCTGCTTTGTGGAAACAGTTTTATAAAACGTGGTCTGAAATACCTGGAAACTTTACTTTTAATAAATCACAAACCTATGCTATGAAAAATGATTATTTTGCAGGGTTTGCTAAAGGGTTAGAAGATAAATTTATTGAGCAGGTACAAAGCAAAGATTTAATGATTGTTATTCCTGATGCTGTTATCAATTCATGGGAAATGCGATCAAGAAACTTTACCAGTTTAAAAGGTTCTGGTTTTAATCGGTCCTATAATGATCAAGCTTATGGTCAAGGTTATAGGGATGGGAAAGGTGCATCTGAAAAACACAAATATATTAATGGTTAAGGAGTTTAATAAATGCACTGTATTAAATGTGGGCATATTTTTAAAGTAGATGAAAAAATGCATTTGGTTTCTGGTGCAGCTATTTGTGAAGCTTGTTTTAAATGTCCTGGTGGATGCAGCAGGGTTGTTGTTCAAGCTGATGGTACATTTAAATGTTTGGTTTGTGGTACTGTCAGGAAAGCTAATTAAAAGTATCAGATGCACCTTGAAACAGGGGATTTTGAAAATCCCCTGTTTTTTTATTTAAAACCTTGCACGTGAAGGCATCACCACGGCATTTTCTAAAGCAAGTTGATACTTGGATACCACCCAAATCAAGCATAAAATTTTTTCTGAAAATCTGGATATCTGCAAAAAACCGTGCTATATTTAATTGTATCTTAGAGTTAAGGAGTTTAGGAAATGACAAGAAAAGATTATGAATGGTTTGCTGATCTGATTGGGGTGTATCAGAAAGAATTGCCTTGGAAGTTTGTACAGGAAATTGAAGATTATTTTGAAGCTGCTAACCCTAAATTTGATCGGGAAAAGTTTGAAAAAAGAATAGAATTAGATTGACAGAAAACAGTAAAACGTGCTACATTTAAAGCAGGTTCGTTGAACCTGCTTTATTTTTTTTATAAGGAGTTTTGCAGATGGCAAAAAGCAAAACAAAATCTTCAGGGGATGCTTCAAAGGAAGAATTGAAGCAAGCGAAAAGGGAAGCAAAGATCAGGATCAGGGATTTTATTAAATCCCTGGAAGATGATCACCAATTGAAAGCTGATCTTCTGCTTGTAGTGGGTGTTGGTAGAGTTGGTAGAAAATCAACAGTTGCTTCTATGAACATGCAAATCAAAGATGCTTTGATAGAAGCAGGGGAACAGGGATTGACCGAAATGGACATTTTTAAACAGTTCAAAATTGGTCGTCCTGAAATGAACAGGAAGGTTCGTTTGTTCCTAAAGGTTGCCGATCCTGATTCAAGGGTATGGGTTAGTTTCAAAGATGGTGTTTACAGAGTTGAAGCACTTGGAGCAAACCCACCTGAAGAATGGGGTGGTTATCTTCCTTCAGATGTAGAGCAGCTATAAAGCTGCACGGTTTACCTTGCAAAATCCCCTGGAAACAGGGGATTTTTTTTATTGACAATTTAATTTAAATCTGGTACTGTTTAATAAATCCCATCTTCTAAATTCATTTTTAATTTATTACAACCTGCAATAATGGGCTATACTAAATGACATTAGATGAAAAGAAACAGGTAATTATAAATGAATTTGAAGCAATCCCAAATTTAGATTTAGCAATTGAATCTGCAAAAATAAATTATGGTTTAACAGATAAAGATATAAAACGTGCTTTTGAAGATTCTGATTTTAATAGAAGAATTAAGAAAGTTGAAATTGATTTTAAAAAAGAACTATTAGATAATTATCTTGATTTGGTTAGATCAGTAAAAGATGATGATAGGTTAAAATCACAATTGTTAATTAAAAGTTTAGAAACATTTGTTTCTGAAGTATTTGGTTCAAAAGATAAAAAAGAAGCGCCTGTTGTTCCGCAAAAGATCATATTGGAAGGTGTAGATTGATCCAAAAAGTACAGATAATTAAAAAGGTTCAAGATACACTTGTTAAATCAGATAAAAGGCATAGGTTGATTGTTGGTGGTAGGGGTAAAGGTGCAAGTTGGTCAATAGCACGTGTTCTATTATTGGAAGGGATGCGTGATTCTTTATTTATTCCTTGTGTTCGTGAAATCCAAAAAACAATACGTTATTCAGTAAAAAAATTGCTCGACGATACAATTGAACATTTCGGGTGGGAATGGTTTTATAATTCAACACTAACTGAAATTTCTGGTATTAATGGAACTAAGTTTATTTTTGTAGGGATGCAGGATTTTAAAGCTGATGATGTTAAATCACTTGAAGGTGCAGATCGGTGTTGGGTTGCTGAAGCACAAGCAATTAGTAGAAGATCAATTAATATTTTAAGACCAACAATCAGAAAAGAAAATTCTGTTATCTGGTGGGATTTTAACCCACGATATGAAACTGATCCTGTTTGGATAGATTATATTTTAAATGCTGATCCTAATGCAGAAGTGCTTTGGTTAAATTGGAAAGATAACCCTTGGTTTACTGATGCATTAAAATTAGAATTAGAATCTGATTATAGAAGAAATGAAGAGGAAGCACGGCATATTTGGGAAGGTGAATTAAGAACTGCTGGTGATCGTTTTGTATGTCCATCTTCTTTAGTTGATATTGCAATTGAAAATAAAATTAATTTTCTTGAAGGTGATAGTGTAGTAGGTGCAGATATAGCGCATCAGGGTGGTGATCATATTGTATTTTATCGTAGGCATGGAAATAAAATAGTTGATAAGTATGAATCTCAATATCAAAATACACAAACAACAATTAGACATTTAAAATCCTTTGCAATTGATAAATCAGTAATAATTAATATTGATAATGGTGATATTGGGAAAGCTGTTGCAGATTTTCTTGAAGCAGATGGTTGGAAAGTAAACAGAATTAATTTTGGTGGTAAACCAATTGATACAGAACACTATGAAGATATTGCAACAGAAATGTATTTTAATTTAAGGGATAAACTACAATATATTGATATTCCAAATGATGAAGAATTAAGAAACCAATTAATACAAAGGAAATATGATTTTATAAATGGTCGTAGAGGTTATGAAGTAATGAAAATTGAAAATAAAGATACATTTAAAGAACATGCTGTTATGAATAGTAATTCTCCTGATAAAGCTGATGCTTTAGTATTGTGTTTTTATGAAGGTGCAGCAAAAAATGCTTATGCTACAACAGTTGATTATAACATTTTTTAAGGAAAATTAACATGGGGTTATTCGACCGAAAAAATAAAAAGAAAGAAAGAACTATTACAATACAAGCAATTTCAGATGTAGAGGGAAGAAAAGAAGCAGTTTTAATTGAATCATTATTAACTGGTAGAACAATCAATATTACTATTCCAGGTACAGTAAATGCATATTCAAATTATGAATCACAAGTTATTGAAACGTATAGAAAATATAATGGTTTTAGTAGTTTTGGAAATCAGCAAGCACGTGCAATTGTTGATTTAAGAACTGCTTTTATTGCAGGGGAAGGTATTTCTGTAAGTGCTGAAAAAGATAGAACTGCAAAATGGATTGAAAAACAATTCCAGAAAAATAATTTTAATTCTATCAACTTTATTGAATCTGTAAAGGGTACTGAATTAGCTGGACAATCCCTTTTTATTCTAAAACCTAAAGAATGGATGGATGGTCAATTATATATAAAATTTATTCGTGTTCCTTATTCAATTGACCATGCATATCGTCCTGTTTATGATGATAAACTAACAAAAGAAAATATTATTGATATTCAAATTAAAAAAGATGGTGTTTGGGTTAGTGCAGGGTTTAGGAATTATCTTTATGTTAGAACTGGTGGTGATGATTTTAGCAGCTATGGAGCAGTTACAAAAACAGGTGTTGTTTTAACTGACATAGAAAATTATGATAGAGCAATTAAAGATATGCGTAGAAATAATCATATCTTTGCAAGAATAACACCCGTTTTTGAAACTGCATCAGCAGGTGAAGCTAATGGTTTACAGGCAAAGTTGAATGATTTAAAATGGAAAATTGGTCAAGCTTTTATTGGAAGTGCGAAATTTAAATATGAAACACCATCACAAGGTGCACATGAAAATTTAAATTCTGAATTGGTTGCAACAGTTAAAACAATTTCTTCTGTTACTGGTGTACCTGTACACTGGTTAGGGTATGTTGATTTAATGTCTAATAGATCAACAGCAGAAACCCTTTATGAAATGATCAAACAACATACAGTAAATGAAAGATCAATTTGGGAATCTTCATTATATGATATGATCATCAAAGCACAAGAAATGTATATTGATTCTGGTGGTCAAGAAATTTCAAACCTTGATTATAATTTTGAAGTAAAGTTACCCCTTATTGATTTTGCTGGTTTTCTTGATCGTGTAAAAGCTTTGAATCTTGCCTATACTGATGAAGCAATTTCTATTGATGATTATAGAAATATGCTTCCAGGTATTGATCCATATAAAACAAAACGTGCAATTGAAAAAGAAAAGAAAAGTGAAAAAGATAATTTAATGTCTATGGGGTTGCAGTTGCAACAGCAAGAAAACAATTTAGAGCAGGAAGGGGAACAGGCGATATGAAAGTAGTTACAGTAATGGATTGGTACAAGAAAAAGTATCCTAAAAAGTATGCTGAAATTACAGGTGAAGAAAAAGAGGAAAAACCAAAAGCTAAAATTGAAAAGAAATCAGAAATTAAAAAGGAATAGTTATGTATAAAAAAGTTTTACAAGTTGCAACACCTGAAGGCGAAAAGATAGTTGCCCATGTTCAAAAATCAGGTACATGGGTAATTATTAATGTACCTTATTTAGAAGCTGTTAAAAAAGATAAACCTGAATTTGCAAAAAAGGGAATTATTAATTTCAAAGTAAAACTTTCAGATTATTCAAATGCAATTATTAGTTTAACAAAATATCTTGAAGATTTGTTTTTAAAGGAAATGTCTGATGAAAATAACCGTACAAGCATTAGAACTAAATCTAAATCTGGAAGAAATGAAAGAAAAGATACCGAAACAAAAACTGGAACAACTGAAGGGGAAGGGGATTCTGCAAGCTTACACGATAGCACAAGAGGGAATCAGCAAACCCAAAGTGATCGGGGAAGGACAGCAGATTCTAAAATGGACAAAATCGACGATCAGGAGATTAGCAGACAAGATTAAAGAGGGAACAAAGTTTTTTGTTGGGCATGGTGCAACAAATGACCATGATAATCGTGCTTCAGTTGGGGAAGTTTTGGTTTCTTTTCTAAAAGATATTGGTGGTAAATTATCAAATGTAATTATTGGGCATTTTCCAGATGAAAACAAAGTTAAAGATATGGATGTTTGCAGCATGGAAAGCGATATTGAAATAACTGAAGATATAGTTTCAGATATAAATGATGTAACTGGTATTGCATTAGGTTCAAGCGATCGTGAATCACCTGCTTTTCCAGGTGCTTTGCGTTTGGGTACTGTCCACTGTTTTAATATTCAAGCAGAAGAAAAAAACAATAAGGAGTCAAAAAAAATGGAATTAACTGTACAAGATGTAAAAAAAGCGATTAGTGATCTTAACATTTTCCCTTGGCAATTGTATAGCATAGACGATATGAAAAATGATCGTGTATTTGGGAAATTGTTTTCAGAAAACCAAACTTTAAAATCAGATAATGAAAGACTGAATAAAGAAAAATTAGATTTGGAGAGTAAAAGTAAAGAAGCTTTGCGAAAACTTGATATTGATAATGCAAGAAAAGAAATAAATAATTTAATGAGTGAAGGATTTACTGATAAACAGAAAAAGTTTATTAGTGATCGGTTTAAACCTGAAAGTATGGAAGATTTAAGTAAAGAAAGTTTAAATACATTTATTGAAAATGGAAAAAAAGAATTTGCTGAAACTGCACGTTTGTTTGGAGTTGATGAAACAATAAACAAAGGTACAGATAAAGGTGAAACTGAAGAAACACCTGAATCTTTAGAAGAGGAAGCACTAAAGTTAATGGGTGTAAAATAATTTAATTTAATTTTTAAGGAGTAAAATGAAATGGCAAAAGAAGTTGAATTGCTTGCAAAAAGCTATGAAGAAGTAACTTATACACCTGCTGCTGCTGGTGTTGCAGGGGAAGTGCTTAAATCAAATGATGTACTTGGGTTTCTAATTGAAGATATAACTGCTGCACAAGTTGCAGCAGGTGAAACCCGTACACTAATTACTAAAGCTGAAACTTGCAAAGTAATTAAAAATACTGGTGAAGTTTGGGCAGTTGGTGAACCTGTTTATTGGGATGATACTAATAATTGGTTTACTAATGTAGCTGGTGCGCTTGATCTTGCTGGTTACATTAAAGAAGCACAAACTGCACTGGTGCTTGAAGGTGTAATTAATTTTGACGGTTATGCTGCTTTCTTGAAAGCATAATCTAATCTAATTTAAAAATTTATTTTTAAGGAGTAAACAAGAAATGAATGTTGATCTTGAAAGAATGTTTGATCTTGTAGTTCACATGAATGAAAATGCTGGTGAAGATTATGTTTTGGAAAAGAAAAAAGGCATAGTCCTAAATTATAAACAGCAGGGGCATGTTCTGAATAAATCAATTCAGGCATTTATGCAAGCTGTTGCTGTAAAAGATTCAGATAATAAAATAATTCAGGCATTTTCTGGTAGTAGTGATCTACCACAATTGACAAAAGATGTTTTTAATGTAACACAAGCTGTTCCTGAATTTGATACCTTTTGGCAACAGTCTTTCAGGGGTATTCGTTTGCGCCGTGGACAACTAAGTTGGGAAATTGCAGACGTTGAAACTGGAATGACATTTGAACTAATCCCTGAAGGTGGAAAATGTAAATTTTATTCTGTATCTGGAAGTAAAACAGATGCAAAAATTGAAAAGTATGGAATGGGAATTGGTGTTACATGGGAAATGATAGAGGCAAGAAAACTCTATCAGTTCATTAATTTAATGGAAGATGTACGTGCTAAACTTAACAATTTGTGGGCTGATGTTCATTACGGTTTGCTTGCAACAGCTTGTGCTTTAAATGCTGTTGCATGGCAAGGTGGGGCAACTGATCCAATTTTGTCAAGGGATATTGCAACTGTAAATACAGGTTATGTAACAATTGGAAATGCAACTAAAGATAAAGGTTATGGTGATACTGCAAATGCGCCGATGGTAATGTATGCTTCACCTAATCTAAAAGCACGGTTGATGCAGGTGTTCCGTGCAACTTCACCTGATATTGTTTCTGGTAGGGTTGTCGGTTCTGCTACAACTTTAGCTGATGGGCAAATACTTGAATATAATGTAATTCCACGATTTAGTTGGAATTCAAATATTCCAGTTAATAAAGCTTTGCTTGTATTGCCTGCAAATAAAATTCAAAATTCAGTTTACATGCAGGAAATGGGTTTGAATGAAAGGGATATTTCAACCCTTTCAGAAATGAGAACTTACTGGACAGCTTTTGGTGCAATTGTTGCTGATACGGATCAGTGCGCCGAATTGGCATTTGCTTAAAAGTAAGTAAGTAAATTAATTAAGTAATGAAAGCAGCAGGTAATTAATTTTACCTGCTGCTTTTCAAGGGGTTAAAATGGCATTAACAGTTGGTGTTAATAGTTGGTGTACTGTAGCAGAAGCAAATGATTATTTAGAAAATAAATTTGATACAAGGGAATGGTTTACATCAATACAAGATACTAAACCTAAAGGAATGGAAAGCAAAGAAACTTTATTAGTTTCTGCTTTTTATTGGTTGTATAATTCCCCTGATTTAAATTTATCACCAACTTTAACTTCACAAAAAGTAAAAAATGCACAAGCTGAAGCAGCATGGTATTTATATAATCATTTTGAAGAATTAGATGCACGTAGAGCAGAAATCTATTCTGGTTTGACAGAATTTGAATTGTCAAAACGTAGGGAAGAATTAGAAATTAAAAATATTAAAATTCCTGATTTTATTATAGGTATGTTACCTGAATACATGGTTGAAAATTATATTGTTGAATTACGTGGTCAATATGATATTTAAGGAGTTTTATTTATGGATTTTTACGGAGATAAAACACAAATACTTGCTGAAGATTCAGCAGTAAATGCAACACAAGTTGTTTATACTGTACCCGCAGGGAAACGGTTTTATTTAATTTCATCTGATCTTGATACAGATGCAGGTGCAGTTGGTATTGTATCTGCTGTAATTCAAGATGGAACACCAACAATTCAAAAATATATTAATCAAATTAGAGTTGGTGCAACAGCACAAGTAATTCATATGGATCATTCACCTTTGAATTATCCTATTGAAATCCCTGCTGGTTGGGAAATTGCAGTAATTAGTGATACTGCTTTATTGACTGGTACACTGTCAATTTTTGGATTTGAAACAAACGCATAATGTCAAATTTTGGTGGTCCTAATAGTGCATTTGAAAAAGATTTTGCTTTAAGATTTCAAAGCTTGTCAAAGAAACTAACAAAGCTTGAAACATCTTTGCAGAAACTATTGGTATCATCAATTAATGGAGCAAAAGCAAGTATTGGATATTGGAAAGCAATTGAAGCTGAAATGAATTATATCTATGCACAAATGATTGCCCAATTTGATACATGGTCGTTACAGCAAATCCCAAAAAGGTATAAAAATAGTCTATATACAATTAATCAAAGAATAAAAAGAAATAAATCAATTCTTGCAATTGGAAAAAGAACTACAACAGCATTATGGAATAGTAATGCTTCAAGGCAAATCGTAAATGCATTATATAAAGATGCAGCAGATTCTTTTGCTTCTGCTGCATTATCAGGAAAAAGAAATATACAACGATTATTAAGGCAAACACAACAGGCATTAATTAATGAAGGATTAGTTGATATTACTGTTGCTGTTGGTTTTGAAATGGGTGATTTAAGAAAAGCAGCAGATGCTTTATCTGGTGGTTTGTGGTCTGCACTTGATGAAGCTGTACAAAATAAACAATTTGTGCAAGCTGGAAGATATAAATATAAACCTGATTATTATGCTGAATTGGTTGCACGAACAAAATTTCATGATGCACATACACAAGCAGCACTTGCACAAGCAAGAAATTATGAAACTGATTTAGTGCAGGTTTCTTCCCATAATACTACAACACGAATTTGTATGCCATTTGAAGGGAAAATATTTTCTGTATCTGGAAATGATAATAGATTCCCACCTTTAAATGATTCACCACCTTATCACCCGAATTGTTTGCATTTAATTTATCCTACATTTATAGAAGCTTTGGAAGCTTCAAAACAATTAGATTCATTTTCAGCTTTTAGTAAAGGTGATATAGAAAAACCACCTGCACCTGCTGGTTTTATTCCAGTAGGGCAAAGGGCATAATATGCAGATTTATTTTACTGATGAAGTTATGATTTATAATAATTCTACTGATCCAAATTTTAGAACTAAAACAGTTTTAAATTCTTTTGAATCAAAAGCATATATAGAAGAAAATAGTGAAATTAAATATAATGCAACTGGACAACCTATTGATCCTGAAGTTTGGGTTTTTCTTCCACCAAATACAGAAATTCATTTAGGGGATGATATAGAAATTATTAAATTTCATGGGAATGATCCGACAGCACAAGAATCAGGAAGGCGTCAAGTAAAAAGAATACATAAAGCAGGTGCATTTAAACAATCACATTTGGAAGTATTGATTTAATGGCAAAAGCTGCACGTTTAGAAATGACAGTTAATTTAAAACCCTTGCAAAGATTAGCACGTAAATCACCTGCTATGTTTCAAAAAGCATTAGAAAAAGGTGCAATACAATTTTTAACATGGGCAAATACTGGTTCATCTGGTTCAAAGGAATCAAGAAAACCACCTATTAGGTGGGGTGTTTTGCGTGGTTCATCTTCTGCATTTGTTGGGAATAAACTTGTAAAAATATATGAATTAACTATTAATTCTGAATCACCTGAAAGACCTGATCCTGCAAAAACACATTCTGCTAAACCACTAACAGCAACTTTTGTTTGGAATACAGATTATGCAAATAAAATGCATGAATGGCAAGGTGGGTGGGGAAGGTTTACAGTTCAAGATTCTGATGCTGGTAATAAATGGGTTGAAAAACATTTGCAAGCAGATAAAGATTTATTAATGGAAGTTATCGGTCGAGCATATAAAAGGGAATCAGGTATATGATTTATAATTTAGTGCAATATGTAATTAATAATTTATCTTCTTTAAATATTATTGCAAATGGTTTTGATCCTGATTCAAATTCTGATCAAATTATGATTAATGTTACTGGTGGAGAACCACAACATTTTTATAATAGAACTGACTGGACAGTACAAATTTTAAGCAGAAGTAAAAATGTAACAACAGCAAAAAAACAAATAGAGCAGGTTTATAATTTATTAAAAAATAAATTCGCTATTGTTTTGCCACAAGTAATTGTTGATGGTGTTACCTATCCAACAATTACAGCATGGCAAATATCACCAATTCAAGCACCTGGTTATTTAGGTGCAAATCAAGAAAGCATAGAAATGTTTTCTTTTAATTCTATTGTAACAACTTCATAAATTTAAGGAGTGAAAAAGAAATGAGTTTTGGTGGAACGGTTTTTGAAGGAATTTCAAAACTATTTGATGGACCTTTAGGTGTAGTACAGGTTGCATTTGAAGGTTTTGATTTAGGGAAAACAACTGCTGATACTTTGCTTACACCTGATCAAGATGTAAAGGATATTCTTTATCAGCAAGATGGTACAAAAGCTGCTGATCATGTAAGAACTGGAATTGATTATATTTTAAATGTTACTTTTGGTGAAATTAAAACTGGTTTGCTTGTACAGCTAATGTCTGGTTTGTCAAGTGAAAATACAAACCCTGCTGATGATGCTGGTACAGTTGGTAGAAGTATTTACCAATCTATGCGTGATCTTGAAGCTGGTGTTTTGCGTGTTGGTGCAGTTGATGAAAATGGTGTACCCCTGGAAGATGATTACAACACTATGTGGTTTTATGAAGCTATCCCAATTGTAAATGGTGATCTTGTTAATTGGGGTGCTGATACACAAAGGAATTTGCCTGTTCAGTTCCGTATTAAATGGCATAGATTTTCAACAGGGGAATCGACAACTAAAGTAGGTGCATTTGGCTATTGGGGTGATCCTACTGGTGAAGATGTACCTGCTGTTGTTTGGCCTGATGTTGCTGGTCCTGTAATTCTAACTGCTGAAGCTACAGATGCAGTTACACTTGAAATTACATTTGATGAAAATATTGCCTTTGTTGGTGCATCTTTCAGTGCAGCAGATTATGTTGCAAAAGCAGATGATGAATTTTTTGTACCGACAAATGGTGTAATTGCATCAGCACTATTAACCTTAACATTCCCTGCATCAACATTTGTTGCTGGTGATGTAATTAGGTTTTATATGTCTGGTGATGCAATTGAAGATTTGGAAACTACACCTAATGTTGCAGGTGCAGTAAATGATTTACCTGTAACTAACAGTGTACCATAATTAAAAATTAGAAAGGGTTTTGAATGGTGGGGATTAAATATCAATTTTATTATTATTCTTCCTCTAATTAATAAAATTGTTCCCCACCATTTTATTTTAATTAAAAAGGAGATTTGAGAAATGGCAAAATTTGTTGCACAAAAATTAGATTTAGATTTGGAACTAACAACTTTAAAAGGTGAAGAAATTATAGTTGTTCCAAAAGAATTTATTAATGCACAAAAATGTGTTGAAATAATGAACCACTGGACAAAACTTGAAAATGCAGCAAAAAAAGATAAAGATTCAAATCCTTTAGAAACAATTGCTATTGAATTAGCTATGATTTATGATAAAGATAAAAATTGGTTTTTAGAAAATATTGAACCTGGAACATTAACGGAAATTCTGGTTTATGTTGCAGAAACAATTGGTGGGGTTAAAAAAAACTTGAAGAAATAGAATTAATTTTATATTTGATTGAATTAGGTTTTAGTATAACTGATTCAATAATTTTAATTGATAGATATGATGTTGTATTAGATAATTTTCTTGAAAAATTAACAAACAGCAAAAGAAAAAAAGAATTAGTCAATTTATTAGAACAATCAAATTTATTGTCTGTTGTTCAAAATGTTGGAACTAAAAAAGGCAATCCGATCTTTTATAAATACAGGCAACAGTTGGTAAATGAACTGGATGAATTATATAAAAAGAAAAAAGAAACTGTTTTTGAAAGGTTGAAGAAATTAAAAACAAAAGGAACTAATACAGTATTTGATCGGTTAAAGTATATGAAGGGTGTTAAATAATGGCATTTAAAGCTGGTGCTATTTATGGTGAAGCAATATTAGACACAAAAAAATGGCAAGGTGGATTAGGAAAATTAACTAAATCTGCTGGTATTGCTGCTGCTGCAATAGGTGCTGCTTTTGTTGCTGCTATGACAAAAGCTGTAGCAACTGCAAACGAATTTCAAAAAGCTATGTCTAATGTTGCAACAATTGTTGATACAACACAAGTTGATTTACAGGGATTAGCTACAGAAGTTTTAACATTAAATCCAGCTTTAGGTGATGCAACAGAATTAACACAAGGTTTATATCAGGCTTTTTCTGCTGGTGCAGGTACAGCAGAGGAAGCTATGAAAACTACAACTGATGCAGCTATGTTTGCAAAAGCTGCTTTAACTGATACATTTACTGCTGTTGATGTTTTAACAACTGCTGTTAATGCTTATGGTCGAGAAACAATAAATACAACACAAGCTTCTGATATTTTCTTTAAAACAATTCAATTTGGTAAAGTAACTGGTGATCAATTAGCTTCAACAATTGGTCAATCAATACCCTTGTTTGCATCTTCAGGTATTGCACTTGAAGAATTAGCTTCAGGAATTGCAGCTATGACAAAACAAGGTGTTAGTGCTGCAAATGCTACAACACAATTAAATGCAATTGTTAATTCATTTTTAAAACCTTCACAAGCTATGACAGAAGCACTTGAAGAAATGGGTTATGCTTCAGGTTCTGCTTTTCTTGAAGCTGAAGGTTTAGCAGGTGCATTACGATTAGTTGAAGAAAGAACTGATGGTGATGCTGCTGCTATGTCTGCACTTATGCCAAATATTAGGGCATTACGTGGTGCTATGGCATTAACTGGTGTAGGTGGTGAAGAGTTTACAAATACCCTTGAAGCTATGGGTGATGCTGCTGGTGCAACAGAAGAGGCATTTAATAAACAAGAAAAAACATTTGAAACACTAAGAAATTCAACAAATAATTTATTAACTGTTGTAGGGAATGTTGGTAAAGTTTTTGTTGATGAAATAGCAGTTGGTGCAACACAAGCTACACAAGCTATGATTCAATTTTTGCTTTCTTCTGAAGGTATGAATGTTGTTTCAAATATAATTGGTGGGTTAGCAGGTGCATTTGAATTAGTTAAAACAATTGCTGTTCCTTTAATAGAAACTATGCGTGATGTTTGGGGTGGAGTATTTGAAACAATACGTGATGCACTTGCAGATATTACAGGTGAAGCAACTGGTGGAGCAGGTGCATTAAAATTACTTTCTTTGGTTGTTAATCTTTCAACTTCTGCATTAACTGTAATGGGAAAAGTTTTGCAGGGATTAATTAGATTAATTGCTGATCTTGTAATTGGAATCAGGGAAAGTATAGATACAGTTGGTACATTCTTTGATTTTTTACGTGGTGAAGCTACATGGGAAGATGTAAAAGCTAATGCAAAAGAAGCTGGTGGTGCATTTAAAGATTTAGGACAGAATTTTATTACAAGTGTAGGCGCTGTTTATGAAACTGTTAGAAATGAAATAGAAACTTTTGCTGGTGATACTGAAGAATTAACTGCTGATTTAAATGCTAATATTCAAACATCTTTTCAAAATACAAGGGATAATGTCCGCACCAATTGGGGTGAAATGGTAACTGGACAAAAAGATTTAGTTACAGCTTTAAATGATGCATCTGCTGAATTGGTTACTGGTGTACAAAATCAAAATGATGATATTAAAGATGATACAGACGAAACAGTTGATGAACTTGAAGCAACATGGGAAGATTATTTTGATAGTATAAATCAAGGGTTTAGTTCTGTTTTTTCTTCAATTGGTAATTTGTCAACTATGGCATATCAAAATGAAAAAGATAGATTGGATTTAGCATTACAGGAACAATTAGATGATCTTGAAGAAAAAAGACAACAGGGAATAATAACAGAAGAAAACTATGAAGCACAAAAAGAAAGCATAGAAGCAGAAGCTTTAGAAAAATCAAATGCACTTGCAGAAAAACAATTTGAATCACAAAAGAAATTTCAAACAGCACAAGTTTGGATTGATACAGCAGGTGCAATTGTTGGGTGGTGGCGAGCAGCAACACGATTAGGTCCGATTGCTGGACCAATTTTTGGTGGAGTAATGACAGCAGCATCATTAGCTTTAGCTGCTGCACAAACTGCTTTAATTGCACAACAGGTTTTTGTTCCTTCAAGGCAACAGGGTGGAATGACAGCAGGTGCAACACGTGTTAATGAAGCTGGTGGTGAAATTATTACTTTGCCTGATGGATCACAAGTAATTCCAAATGACATTTCAAGGCAAATTGCAGATAATATTGCTGGTACTGGAAACAATATTAATGTTTCTTTTGCTGGTGCAAAAATATCTGATGAAATGGATTTAAACAGAGTAACCGATCAAGTAATTAAAAAACTTGGTAGGGAATTAAGGTTAGCAGTATGATTGAATATGCATTACGTGATGATGCAGGTAATGAATTAGATTTAAATGATGTTACTATTTTACAACCTGCACGTGGAAGTTTAACCTATGATTCAGATATATTTTCTTTTGAAAATGAATTAATACCAAATTCTGCATTACCTGGATCGGTTAAAGTTGGTAAAATAAGAACACGATCAAGGCAAATTGTTTTAACATTTTCACGTGCATTAGGTACTGATAAAGTTGGTGAAGAAAATTCTGATGATTTTAGATCAGCAGAAAATGAATTAATTTCATTTCTTTTTAAAACAACAGAATTAAGGGATAACACAAATAATTTAAAAATACCTATTGCACCTGTAGATTATAATATTTCATATGATAGGGGTGGGCATAAAATAGGTGCAGATATTCAATTTACTTTAGAATTACTTGATCCTTTTTGGTCTGCTATAACAGCAATAGTTTATACACAATCAATACCAATAGGAACAACATTAATTTCTGTTACTAATAGTGGGTTTGCATCTGTTCCACCTTATATTGTACTTGATGCAATTGCACCTGTAACAGAATTTCAAATATATATTGAATCTACAAAGGAAGGTATTCAACTTTCTGAAGATGTTTTTGGTCAAACTGGTTTTGGTGAATTAATAATTGATTGTATTAATGGTTTAGTTTCAATTGGTGATTTGGATAGAACTATTTCAATTCTTCCAGGTACAGGATTTTTTACTATACCTGTTGGAACATCTAATTTAGTTATTGTTACTGATGCAATATTTGATTTTACTATGAACTTTAATGAAAGGTTTTATATTTAATGCCCGAATTTGAAGTAATTAGTCCACCTGAAGGAATACAATTACAATTAAGATCACCAACAGGTGAAGTATTAGCTTATTTATCTGATACAGATAAATCAGGTGCAATATTAAATGCTCAAATTGTAGAAAGAAAAATTGGTGGTGTAGAAAAATTTAGTTTTCAAATTTCAAGTGATAATGATTTACCTATTACAAGAAATACAGAATGTTTTTTCTATGTATCAGGTGTTTTACGCTTTATCGGTCAAGTTGTAGAAATTCCTTTGCCTGATCAAGATGATCCTGTATTAGAAATTAGGGGTGAAGGATTTTATAAAAATCTTTATAAAAAAGTTATTAATGAAAATTATTCATCTGCTAACCTGGAAGATATTATTAATGATATTTGCTCTAATTATCTTGGTGCAGATATTGATATATTTTATAATTCTTTTAAAATTGATGTTCCTAATTTAACAAATATAACGGTTGAATTTAAAGATAAGAATTTATTTCAGGTATTTTCTACTATTTTACAAATAGCAAATTATGATTATGATAATGCTAAATATAGATTTTATGTTGATAATGAAAAGGATTTTGTATTTGAATTATTGCCTGAAGAATTAAGAACAGGTTTATTTGAAGGTTATCAATATCAAACACCTGAAGTTACAGAAGATAATTCAAACATAATAAATAAAATTCTTACTTTTAGAACAACTGTTGCTGATCCTAAAGCAGTTGAATATGTTAATACTTATGAAGATACTGAATCACAAGGAAGATTTGGTTTATTTGAAAAGAAAATAACTTTTCCTGATTATATTGATACACCTACAATTGCAAATATTTGTGATTTTATTTTAGAAAGAAGATCACTTCCCCAAACAAAAATTGCAGTTACTAAATCTGAAGTATTTAGAAAAGATAGAGTTAGTGCAGATTTAGGAACTATGAATAATGGTGCTGGTGAAGAACCTTGGAATTTAGATTTTGATTTAAGTACTACAGAACAAATCACATTAGCAACATCTATTAGAAGAGGATTAAGTGCAGTTGATTTTGGTAATTGGGCAATTTCAAATAAAAGAAATTTATTTTGGGAAATAATAGCGGAATGTGATTCTTTAAATAATTGGGATTTATCTAATTTATCTGTAACAACTGCTGTACTTTCAGCAACACGTGTTTTAACTGGTAGACAATCAATTAAATTTACTACTGGTTCTGGTTCAGATGGTGAATATGCAGAATTTGTTTTAGATCAAGAAATACCATTAGCACAATTGGCAAGATTATATATTTATTTTGAAGATACTGTTGATAAAATATCAATAATATTTTCTGATACTTTTGGAAATACAATTACTCTTGAATTTGGTTCAGTTGAAGGAACATTAGAAGTTGATACTTCAACACCTGCAACAGATGATGCAGAAATTGATTATTCACTTGGAACAGATTTACTTGATGTAGATATTATAAATGCAGTTACATTTAATCAGTGGTTAAAACTTATTCAAAATATAGATTTACAAACTACCCTTTCAGGTTTTGAAGTTAAACCTAATGGTGGTTTATTTGATTTTCAAGTTGCTGCTGGTATTGATTTTACTGATTTAATGGATCGTGGTAATTGTGAATCAACCGATCCACCTATGATACAAGGTGAAACAACACCTTTAAATGTTGGTGTTAGTTGGGCACGTTCTGCTGATCAAGCTGCTGAAGGTTCATTTAGTTATAAATTAACAAAAACTGATGGTACTGCTGGAAATAAATATATTTCCATTTTTGATAATGAAAGCACAACTGATTTACATGGTTTGCTTCCTGGTAAAAGTTATAACATTAAATTAAAATATTATATTCCTTCAACTGGTGGTCCATCTTTAACAGGTGAATTTAGGTTACTTGTTCAAAATTATGTTTCTGGTGCATGGTCTGGTTTAGTTTCAGCAACAGGAACTAATCCTAAAGATGCATGGAATCAGTGGGATTTTGATTTTACGATAGATGCTGCTGCAACAGGTATTAGAATTTGGTTTTATTTAGTTAGTTTAACACAAGTTGGTGAATTTGTTTATATAGATAATATAGAAATGCTTCAACCTGTTGCTGAAGATTTTGAAGTTAGAGTTATAACTAATCCAGGTTTATTAAATGTTAAAACAATTAGAATTAATATGCTAACAAATAATGTTTTGAATTTTTATTTAGATAGGATTGATGCATATGCAAATATTTACAAATACCATGAATTACAATTAGAAGAGGTTATTTTTAATTTAGCATCTAAATTGTTTACTGCTGAATTAAATTTTGGTGAATTAGAAGATAATATTATTGATGAAATTGATAAAAAAGTAGAGGAAGGGGATACTGCTTTAGCAATATTCTCTAAACAATAAGGAGTTAAATTCATGGGCATTAAAATGTCTGGATTAGATGAACAATTAAATGTTAATGATGATGATATTTTTCATTTAAGAACATCTGGTGGATTAGATAAAAAAATTACTGCACCCAATTTAAAAATAGGTTTAGATGTTGCTGGTAGGGTTGTCGGTCCTGCTGTAACATTAACTGGTGCTGTTAGTAGGGGTGATCCTATTTTTAGATTACATCAAAAATTTGGTACTGGTTCAGATTTTGCTTTTAGAACAATAATTCCTGGTGTAAATATTTTAGCTGGTCCTGATTATGGTGCATCTGGTTTTTATATCGGTGCAGATTTTTATGCAGTTTGTTATATTGATGTTCCAACAGCAACATGGGAATATAAATTAAGAATTTATGAACATAATTTTAATCAAACAGCTTTTACTTTGCGTGGTTCTGGTGTTGATATTTTTACTGCTTCAAGTAATTATCCGTTTTTTATGGGTGGTGGTTATTTACGTGATGTAGATTCAAATACAATTGAATTTTGTATTGTGATTGCAGAAGATTCTACAACATATAAAAGAATTTATACTTATCGTTTAAATAAAACAACTTATGTTGTAACACAAGTTGGTTCATTTCATGAAATGGATGATTATTGGTCAGCTTCAAATAATTCTTATGCACGAACAGCAGCAGATGGTTCAGAAGAATTATATTGTTTTTATAATATTGTAGCATCAAATAATAGATTTAGGGTTTATCATTCAAATAGGGATGGTACATATACTGAAAGGGGAACATTTTTACAGTATAGTGAATCCCATAATTTTCAAGATTGTGGAATTCCATTTAAAGTTGATGGTAAATATATTTTCGGTTATTCCTATGGAGCAGCAAATATAATACAAACTGGTTATGATCCAATAACCTATGCTAAAACAGAACAAATAAAAGCGCCTATATTAAATTATTTTGGTACAAATCAATATCCAACAAAAACACATTTTAATACATCCCCAATAGGTTATGATTATTCAAATAGAACTGATGATTATGATTTTACTATTGCACGTACTTTTGGTAATGTAATTGGTCCTGGTTTGATTCTTTTAATTTATGCTGCTTCTGCTGTTGCAACTGATTCTGAAGCACCTTATTGGATGCAAGTTTTTAAATATGATGCAGTACTTGATTTTTGGCAACCTGCAAGTAATCCTGTATCAATTGCATCATTAACAGATAATGTTTCACAAGGAAATATTGCAAAAGTATTTTTATTGACAAACGGTTTAATTTTAATTGATTGGGTTGCATTTAGTTCTATTGATACGGGTGCTGCTTCTGTACAAAACCGTGAAGCTTATGTTATGTCATTTCAAAATGGATTTTTGCAATTGATATGGAGGGGTTTAATTCGTGCACCTTTGGATGGTTCACAAGCAAGGCGTGGTATTTCTGGTGATTTAACTTTTGATGGTAGATATTATGTTGCTGGAAATACTGGAAATGCGGATATACCTTTTCATGGTTTACTTTATATGTCAGAACTTTTAGGTTTTGCTGATCGTGATTATTCAATTAGTGAATCTGTAAATCCTGTTATTAAGGGTGCAATAACTGGAATGTCAAATTTAATTGCTGGTGTTCCTTATGGATGGGATGTTAATATTGGAGCAATAAAACCATATTATACTGGTGGTTTAAATGTTGCAAAAGCAATTTCTGATTCTATTTTAGAAGTTGATGTACCAACTTCTAAATATGAATGGATTTGTATTGATGAAAGGTGATTAAATGAGCGGATTAACAAAAGATGAAGTTATACCAAACTGTAGTGTTTGTGGAAATAGAGTTGATTTTGAATGTTATTTTAATTTTAATAAAATAAGAAGAATAAAAGATATAAAGAAAAAACCTACATGGTGCCCATTAAAGGAAAAAGAAAATGGCTAAACAATTAGGTGATTTAACTGAAGCTTCTGCACTTTCAGCAGTAGATTTATTATTAGTTAGAAATTCTGCTGGTATTGATCAGAAAATACTTTTTAATAATTTAATTAAATCTTCACGTGTAACTGTTGCAAAAAGTTTTAATTTTTCTGTATTAAATACAGATGTTAATTCAGTTTTTTTAATAACAACTGGTGCAACTGATAGAACTGCTGCTTTACAAGCTGCTGCGGAAAATGAAAATAAAATATATACTTTTATTAAAGCTGATTCAGGTATAGGTAAAGTAATTGTTGAACCACAAGGTTCTGAATTAGTTAATGGTACTTTAAATTGGGAAATTACTGATCAATATGGTTATGTTGTTATAATTTCTGATGGTGTTGGTTGGTGGGTACTTGCAAATGAAGGTACTGTTTATGAAGATATTGTTACAACTGGAACACCTGCACAAACAAACCCTGTTTCTGGAACATGGTATAATGTAGGTTCACAAAGTTTAACTGTACCTGCTGGTGTTTATATGGTAGAGTATAGTCAATATGCTGTTAGGCAACATGGAACAGCACAAGCAATAATTAATTTAGCTGTAACATTATCAAAAACTGCTGGTGCTGAAGATGATTTTAATTTTACCCAAAACTTTACTTTTTCAAATCCTGGTACAAACTTTTCGACAACAGTAAGTTTTGGTCAAATGTATCAAAAGAAATTAAAACAAATATTAACAGCAGCTACAACTTTTTATATAAATTTAAAAACTACTTCAGATGGTGGTCAAGGATCAATATTTAAAACTAATTTAGCATCACAAATTATTAGAGCTACAAGGATAGGATAAAATGGCATTAAACATTTCAGATTTAGTTGCAGTAACAGAAATAAATGATACTGACATTTTACACCTTAGAACATCTGGTGGTTTGGATAGAAAAATAACAGGTGCAAATGTTAAATCAGTTTTAGTACCAAAGAATTCTAAAACTGTTACAATACAAGATAATATAAATGAAAATGAAATTGTTGTATTAGATTGGGGTGAAAGCTTATATAGAAAAGCAAGCACTTCATTTAATCCTTGGAATAGTTTTCAATTACTTACAACTGTAGCTGATCCACCTTTGGTAGCTTCTATATTTTTAGTACGTTTATCTCAAAATAGATATGCTTATATTTATGATACAACATCACCACCTGAATGTGGAATTTCTGTAATAACAACAAATGTAGATGGTACAATTAGTCAAGGTACAGTTCAAACATTTACAGATTTACAATCAGCAGCAGTAAGAAAAGTAATTCATGTTGATACAGATAAAATTGTTATACTTTATGAAGATGCAGCAGGTTCAGATTTATATGCACGTGCAGTTTCTTTTTCTGGATCAACTGTTACAATTGGTGCTGCAACATTATTGGATAGTGTTAATACTTCTTTTGATTTTAATGGTTGCAGAGTTAAAGCAGGATTTTTTGTTTATCATCATTCTGATACTGGTGATAATATTGGTCGTTTGCAACTTTGTTCTTTATCAGGTACTACAATTTCTAAAGTTGGAAGTGAATATAATACTACAAAAGTAGTTGCTGGATTTGATGCTGATCATTTAGCAAATGTTAGAGATAATGTAATTGTTTATCAATATGAAGATAATGCAGGTACAGGTGCTTTTTTAAAATTATATCATATTAGTGATACTGGAACATTTACACCCTTTCAAGAAACAACACGTGAAATCTTTTTTCCTGATTCTGGATATGATACCCAAAATACAACTATGTTTGTTCGTAATTTATGGGAAGATTATTTTATTGTATTTCGTAGAGTACCTGTAGGAAATAGTGTTTTTGTTTTTCGTGTTCCTTTTGACGGTGATCCTGTTGCTGCTTCTTTAGATCAAGTACAATCGTATCATCCACGTGTTGTACACGAACAACTTTTTTATGGTGGTAATAATCTTAGTTCTATATTTTTAGAAACTACAACATATAAACCTGGTTTTTATTGTATGCAAGAAAACGGATTAGATACAAATATAATTTTTATTAGTAGAAAAGGCATTTTTGGTTTTATTCCTGGTTGGGGTGAAGATAAATCTGGAAGATGGCAAGTTGCATGTACAGATAAATATCGTGGTTTATTTATTGGTAGTACTGTAGATACATCAGAAATTTATGGCCGTACCTTTAGAGGGTTTCAAAAAGTTGTTGGTATTGCAACTGAATCTGTTGTTGCTGCACAAAGTTTAGAAGTACAATTTAAAGGAATTAAAAACGGTTTTACTGGATTAACACCTGAAGCTGATTATTATTTAAAAGAAGATGGTACTTTAGGTGCTGATGATGGTACTTTAGATAATATAGAAAGATTAGTTAAAATTGGTAAAGCAGTAAGTACAACAGAAATTGATATTAATATTGTTGAACCTTGGTAAATTAAATGGCAAAAGATAATACAGAACATCATACTTCAGGAGTTTATGAAAAATTCTGTAAACCACGATTTGAAGGAATAGAGGAAGATATAAAGGATACACAAACAACAGTTCATAGTATAGATAAAGTTGTGAATGATGGATTAAAAGATAAAACAGAAAGATTAGAAAAACATAGCAATTGGATTATAGGTTTATTAATTAGCTTGTTATTTATAATTATTGCATCTACAATTGGATTATACGCAACAAATCAAAACAAAGTTGAACAGGTAAATGAAAAAGTAGAAAGGTTGCTAAATGATAATTAAACAATATAATACTGATCTTCACCCATATATTCAAACTGATGGTTGTTTATTTATGTCTTTACTTGATATTGCTTGTGATTATTGTAAAGCAAAATGTCAACCTGCTTTAAAAAGTGAATTGACAATTGCAGAAGTAAATAAAATATATTGGTATGCAATACCCCAATTTATGCAAGATGGTAGACAAGCACAACAAAACAGATGCTATATTTTAAATCATGCAGAAATTATTAGATTGGGTTTTTATATACTTGGAAAACGAAATATGTTTATACAGTACTTATATCGTGATGATTTTGATCCTTCAAAAAGTTTTGGAGAAATTAAGGGATGTAATTATTTTATAACTGAAATTCAATTACCTACTTTTAATCATTTCTATAGAAGTGATGCAGATGGAAATGTTTTATATAATCCTGGTAGAAGTTTTTCAAATAATATAGAAAGCACAAGAGGATATAAGATTGAATGAAAAAATTATACCTATCATTCTTATTATTCTTATTGCTGTTGCCTTGTTTATCGGCTACGGATTTGGAAAAAGAATTAGTAATAGAGAAATTAAATCAGCTAAAGATACAATTAGTGAACTTGAAAATACAATCGGAAAACTTAACACAACAATTACAGCAACAAAATCAGAATATAATGAACTTGAAAAGTTATATAGAGCAGATAGAGAATCAATTGAAAATCTCAAAAACGCAAATAGAGAACTTGGAACTATCCTTGAACAACAAAGAAATATCATTAGAGAAATTGAAAAAAGAAATTCAGAAGTTGGAGAATCAAGTACAGGAATTACAAAAGGAATTGCAGAAGCTATCACAACAGTTGATGCAATTATTAAAACAATCAAGAAAGGAGAAAATTAAAGTTGGTTTAATAGTTGGTGGTGTTTCGTTTTCAATCGGTGTAGGTACTGGATTAATTTTATTTCAGTTACTAAGGAGTGATTAAAATGGGTGAAAAGAGTTTACTAAAATCAAAAACCTTTTGGGGTATGATTGCAGCAATTATACTTGCAATTATATCGTGGATAACTGGACAACAAAGTTTACAAGCAGTAGTGCTTGAAATTGTTGGTGCAGTTGGTGTTATTTTTCTAAGATCAGAAATAGATAACAATCTTAGAAATTTTTTCAACAAATTTAATTGGTTCACCAATAAAACCGTTTGGGTTGCTATTGCAGCAGCACTTGGGTTTGTAATTTCCTGGTTAGCAGGGGAAATTGAATTGTTGCAAATGTTAATTGGTGTAGTAACTGCAATTTCAGGTATCTTTCTTAGAAGTGCTGTAGAACCTGAAAACCCTGGTACATGATAAAAAAAGTACATCATTAAATTTTAAGGAGTAAAAAGAATGATCAGAAGTAAATCAATTATGAAAGGTGTTGTTAGAGCAAAAGTAATTTCCCTTGATCCTGTTGGAATTGAAAAACTTGAAGCACTAAGAATTCAATTCCCTGAAAGAAAACAAAATCCAGATTATTTTATTGCACGTGATGCAATCTATAAAGAACATAGTTTTAGAAAGAAAAGAACAACTTGGAATTTTAAAGTATTTACAACTATGGTTGCTTGTGCAATTAGAAAAAATTTCCGTGAAGCTTTTGAAGTATTAAAATTTGAAACTGCTGTAAACCACAACATAGTTACCGATGAAGGGGATGCACTGGTTGCTGATAATATGGCAAATACCCCTGCACGAACTAAAGTTGATCAAACAAATGGACACATTACAGTTGGTACAGGGTGGACAGGAACAACCCCAAAACAAAATACAGCAGTAAATACACCTACTGGTTCACCTGAAGTAATGGATACAGGTTATCCAGTACTTAAAGGAACATGGGGAAATACAGATGATAATGTTGTACAGTATCGTGCAACTTTTGAAGCTGGTGATTTAAACCAAACTGGAATTGATGAAGCTGGTTTAGGAAATAATGCAGTTGAAGCTTCAGGTGATAATTTGGCATATGGTCAAATTACACCTTCAGTTGATGTTGCTTCAACAGATACTTTGCAGGTGGATTGGGAAATAACTTTTTTGGGTGCATAAATTAATGGCAACTTTTATTGTCAGATGGGAATCATCCTGGATGGAATTAGCTGATCGCACTGATTGGGGTGTAGGTAAATTAAAACAGTATGATCAGCGATACATTCAGGGTGATCCTGTTTCTGTTGTAGCTGATGGGGTTTTATTTGATCCTTTAACAGAAACTTGGTTACAAGAAATAACAAATCCTAAATGTGTTGGTGTACACGTTTATGATTTATCATTAGCTGAAGCAGAAGCATTTTTAGTTGCTTATCGTTCAGGTGAAACTATAATATTTAAAAGGAAATATACAATTGATAAATTAAATTTACCTACACCTTTAGTTGATAGAATTGAAGCAGAAAGAAAAGTTGAAGTAACAAGGGATCAATTTAATGCAGCTATAAAAGATAAAAGTGTATGAATAAAAAAAGAAAGGTTTCTATTCTAAGTGATTTAATATCTGGTGAATTAAATAGAAGAAACCTTTGGTTATTTGCTGGTATTGAACCAATTGGATTTTTTAAACAAGAAAATCAGAAATGGTATATTAAAATTAATGGTTGTTCATCTTGTGGAAAATGTTGTATTGATGCAAATGTTTTTAATACAGGAAGATGTAAATATTTAAAACAGGTTTCTAAAATTACAACTGAATGTGAATTAAAATTAAATCGTCCTTTTAACTGTTCAACAGATGATGGTAGAAATAGCATCCCTGAATGTACAGTTAAATATAAAAAGGTGGAATAATTGGGTAAAATAAAACCACCAGTATTAACATCTTCACGTATTTGTGATGCTTCACGTGTAGCTATTGCTGCTGATGATACACCAGTAAAAAAACAGAATTGGGAAAATGAATTTATTTTATGTACTCAAATTGAAGATGATGGTAATGCATGGTCTGCTGCTTATAAATTAAGATTCAGAGATAAAACTGCTGCTGGTGCTTTTGCTGATGTTGGATCAGCAACAGCTATTAGATGGGGAACAGGTACAGTTTTAGTTGATGGTGCAACATTAACACAAGCAAATAGTAGATGTACAAATAATCCAGGTAGCATTTGGCAAGATGGTTTAGAAAATGAAGGGGATAATTTATTACCAGATACAGGAACATATGCTTTAGGTGGAGCAAACTATACAGAATTTCAGTGGGCGCTTGATCCTACTGGTGTTATTCTTTGCCATGAATATGAATTTGAATTATATGATGTAACAAATGGTGCTGCAATTGGTACTTGTGTTGCAACATGGTCAAGTTTTATTTTGCATTATGTAAATACTGGTTCAACTCCTGGTGGAACTGGTAAAACAAATGCGACAACTGGAACTGATAGGGCATTTGCAAGCACTTCAGAATGGGAAGCAGCAGCAGATGAAGATTTAGTTGCTGCTGGTTGTGGAAATTCACAATTATATTTAGATGGTGGTCAAGAGGAATATAAAACTTCAACAGGTGCAATTGTAATTTCTGGTTGGAATACTGATCAAGATAATAAAATTGAAATTTTAGGTGGTTATCCTTTAGGAAATGGAAGGCATGATAATACATTTAAAACTGATAGACATAGATACAGATGGACAGTTGACACAACTACTGCACCACCTAACGGTTTATTTGATATTGAACTTGCATTAGATGATGCTGTTGAATTTTCATTTATGCAGGTTGAATTTAATATAACTGCAAACTTTGGTGCAAATACTGTTAGAGTAATTGATCAATTTAATAATGATGAATTAGGTTTTTTCTGGTATCATAATAATTTGGTTAAAGGTGATTTTGATACTTCACCTGGTTATGGTGATGTAATTCCCCAAAGGCATTTAAATTTAACTCATATTGTAACAGGACCATCAGGACAAAGTGCTGCAAAAGCTTATATTTATAACAATATTATTTATTTACCAAATCAAGATTCTATTGGTCGAAATGGTGGTGGTTTTTATTTTTACGCAAATGATACAGGTTTAGAAGTATGGTGTTATTATAATACAGTAATTGGTGGTACATATGGTATTGTTGTTTTTGCTGTAAATTCACTTGCAACTGATTTGCAAGTACATTTAAAAAATAATTTAGTTGCTTATCAATATCTTGGTGCTTTAAATGAAGTAAATCCAAATGGTGTTGCAACAGATAGTGATTATAATACAACTGATGATTCATCTTTTTCTGGTGGTGCAAATGATAAAGTAAATCAAACTTTTGATTTTGAAAATGAAAGTGCAAAAAATTACCGTTTAACTTGTTATGATCGTGGTGCACAATATTCAGCAGTTGATGTTTCAGCAGATACTAATTTACCTGTTGATGATGATGGTAAAGGACAATCCCCACGATCAGATTATCCTGATTGTGGAGCAGATGAAGAATATCATTTATGTGTAACATTTGAAGATACTGTTGGTATTACAGATGTATTAACAAGAATTTTAAATGCAGTTAGATTAATTGCTGATACAATTGGAATAACAGATGTATTAACAAGAATCGGTACATTTTTTAGATCAATAGCCGATACTGTTGGAATAACAGATTTATTAACAGCAGTTAAAGTTGGTGCAGCAAAGTTTGCTTCCCTTGCTGATACTGTTGGAATTACAGATACAGTTGCAAGAAAAAAAGGTGCAATTAGATCAATAGCAGATAATGTTGGGATAACTGATACTGTAAATAGAATTGGTTCATTCTTTAGAACTATAGCAGATAATGTTGGGATAACTGATACTGTAAATAGAATTGGTTCATTCTTTAGAACTATAACCGATACAGTTGGAAGTACAGATTTACTTGCAAGATCATTAGTTTATTTTAGATCAATTGCTGATACAGTTGGAATTACCGATACTGTTGCAACAGTAAAAGGTGCATTTAGATCAATAGCTGATACAGTTGGAATTACTGATTTACTTGCAAGATCAAAAGGTGCTATTCGTTCAATATCTGATACTGTTGGAATAACAGATACTTTAAATAGAATTGGTTCATTTTTTAGATCAATAGCCGATACAGTTGGAAGTACAGATTTACTTGCTGCTTCTAAAATGGTTTTTGTTTCCCTTGCTGATACTGTTGGAATAACAGATTTAATTACAACTGCAAAAGGTGCAGTTAGATCAATAGCCGATACAGTAAATATTACAGATACATTAACAAGAATTGCTTCATTCTTTAGATCAGTTTCTGATACTGTTGGAATTACTGATACTGTTGCAAGAATAGGTACATTTTTTAGAACTATAACAGATACCGAAAATATTACAGATACACTTGCTGCTATAACTAAACTTGTTAGATCAATTTCTGATACTGTTGGAATTACTGATACAATTACAAGAGTAGGTACATTTTTTAGAACAATAACAGATACCGAAAATATTACAGATACATTAACAAGAATAGGTTCATTCTTTAGAACTGTAGCCGATACAGTTGGAATTACAGATGTATTAACAGCAGTTAAAGTTGGTGCAGCAAAGTTTGCTTCCCTTGCTGATACTGTTGGAATTACAGATACAATTACAACAGCAAGAAATATTATTAAATCAATTTCTGATACAGTTGGAATTACAGATGTATTAACAGCAGCTAAAAAAGTATTTGTTTCTTTAGCAGATACAGTTGGTATTACTGATATAATCACAAGATCAAAAGGTGCAGTTAGATCAATAACGGATACTGTAAATATAACAGATACTTTAACAAAAATAGTTTCTTTTGTTCGATCAATAACTGATACTGTAAATATAACAGATACTTTAACAAGAATAGGTACATTTTTTAGAACAATAACAGATACCGAAAATATTACAGATGCATTAACAGTAACTAAAAAAATACTTGTTTCCCTTGCTGATACTGTAGGCATAACGGATATATTGACAAGATCAAAAAAAGGAGTTAGAATAGTTGCCGATACAGTTGGAATTACAGATTTAATTACAAGATCAAAAGGTGCAGTTAGATCAATAATTGATACTGTTAATATTTCAGATACAATTTCAACAATTAGAACTATTATAGTTCAACTTGCTGATACTGTTGGAATAACAGATGTTTTAAATGCTTTTGTTAGTTTACCACCTAAAATATTTGAAGGCATTTCAAATATTGTAACTTTTACTTCTGCTGGTATTTCGACAATATCAAAAAGTATTATTGAATTTATTTCAAATATCTTTACTAAATATGATGGGGGTGATTCAGAATTATGAGTGATCGAATAGAAAAAAATCAACCGTTTCAGTTAATTATTACTTGCATTAGGGATGGTGTAATTGTTGATTTTTCAGATGTAACCATTACTAATAAAACAATAAATTATCAATCCCCTGAACAGGTTGAAAGTGCAAAATTTGCAGCATCAATTTTAAATCCACCTGGAACAGATGGGAAGATTTATATTGATATTCCAGTAAATACTTTTAATGAAGTTGGTGATTGGGAAGCAAAACCATATGTTACTTTTGGTACAGATGAATTCCCTGGTTCACCTGTAACGATTCCAATTGTAGAACCTTGGCAAACCGGAGGATAATAAAAATGAAGAAATGGTTGTTAATCATTCTGTTGTGCTTGCCTTTGTTGTTAGGGCAAACTGTACAGTATACTAATCAAATTACAATTGAATGGGATGCTGTAACAGATACAGGTGCAATAAGCTATGAAGTTTATTTTGCACCTTATCCTGTAGCCGATCCACAAAATGTTGACACATTAACCTTTGTGGAAGAAACAGCACTATTAGAATCAACAGTTACCTTTGCAACTGAAGGTAAATATGCTGTTGGTGTTAGAACTAAAAAAGTAATTGATGGGGAAACTTTATTTTCTGAAGTTAATTGGAGTTATGAAAATGGAGTAAATACACCAAACCCTTTTATTGTAGGGTTTTTTACTCCACCTGTAGCACCAGAAAATTTAAGGAGTCAATAAAATGCCCTATCCAAACGAACATGCTTGCAGAGTTTTAAATCCTGGTAGTTTTGAAGCTGGAAGTTTTAGACGCAAAAGTGTAACTTCAGGTGTTGATATAATTATTGGTAGATTAAAAGGGCAAACTACTACACGAACACAAGCATATAGATTAAAAACATCACGATTTAAAACAGCAGCAGATGCACGTAAATGGTTAAAAGATAATAATGTTAAATGTGCTTCTTTTGAAGCTGCTTCAGATTAAATTAATAACTTTATAATCATTATCTAAAACACCAACAATATCTTCTGCATCAACATCTTTTAGAAATTGTGCATACTTTGCTTTTTTTATAAATGTTTCTTGTGTATAGCTTCTTTCTATGTTTTTATTTTTAAAGATAAATAAAGATGAATCAATAGATATAAATAAAAAAGCATTTCCACCCATAGCAACATAATTTTTAATCCAATTTAATTGCCCTGGTCGAAAAGGGATTTTAATTTTTTTCTGTTCTAATTTTATTGGGTGTTGTATTACTTTAAATTCAATCCATCCATCAGTTTGTGTTGTCCTAAAAAATAAATCTGGTATTCCTACACCCGTCATAGGTGATTCTATGCGTTGAACAAATATCCCTGAAAATTGCAGCAATTTAATTATCTTTCTTGATAATTCTGTTTCTTTCATGCTTTGTATACCCCTTTACATTTGCCCAATTTGTACCAATTTCTGCATCAACCTTTACAGGTACTTTTAATTTTATAGCTGTTTCCATTATATATTTCATTTCTTCAAAAGCTTCAAACCCTTCATCAGTTACAGGAATACTAACATCTAATTCATCATGTACTGTCAAATGGGGATGTAAAACATCAAATATTCCAGCTTTGTAATTGTCAAGCATAGCTTTCTTCATTAAATCTGCTGCTGAACCTTGAATTAATCGAGCAAACATTATATAAGCTTTCTTTTTATCAAGTAATCTGTTTCTTCTGTTTAAAATAGTTTTAATATATCCTCTTCTTTGGGCTACACTACTAACAGCTTGCATAGTTGCCTTTATATATGGTGCTTTATTATGGTAAACATCTAAAATTTCATAACAGTATTTTAACGGCCAATTAAAAAATTGTGACATAAACCTTGCACCCATCCCATAACCAACACCGAAATTTAAATTTTTACTTTTCTTTCTATCTAATTTGGTTAAATCCATAATGTATTGATGATAATCAGTATCAGGGTTTTCAATATAAGTTTGTCTTAATTCTTCTGATCCTTTACCCCTTGCATAATGGGCTATGATCCTGTACTCAATTTGTGAATAATCACATTTACCCCAAATGCAACCTTCAAAGGGTATAAAAATTTCCCTGCACAATTTACCATATTCTTCTTCTGCTGGTATTTGTTGCAAGTTTGGATCGGAACAACTTAACCTTCCTGATCTTGCACCAAAATCATCAACCCTTGTATTATGATAATTTGGGTGAATTAATTCATTTATTACATATCTTTCTAAACTTCCCATTAAAAATGTATTTACTGTTTTATGTGCTTTCCTGTATTCATGGATCATTTTTACAATAGAATATTGATCTTCATATTTTCTAAAGAAATATTGATCTATGTTTGGGTTTCCTTTTTCTGTTAAAGGGTATTCAATCCCTTTTCTATCTAAAGCTTGTGCAACTTGTTTACCACTATTGGGATTAAAATTTTCCCAAAATTCATCCCATAAGAAAAATTTAATTTTTTCATATTGATCTTGTAACTGTTTGGCATTTAATTCCCTTTTATGATGATCAACTTTTGCACCTGTTTTTCTAAACAATAACAAACATCTAATTAATTCAGATTCCATTTCAAATAGATGATTTAATTCTTCTTTAACAAGAATTGAATTTTGTTTTTCTAATATATCAATTGGTAGTTTTGCGTCTATCTTTCCATATTTAGATACAAGGGATGCAGGCATTTTAAACAACCAATTTCGTGCATCCCCTGCTAAATTATTATCTTTACAAAATTGATAAATTTCTTCTGTATATTTTGTATAATCTAAATACTTTTTTGCAATATAATCTAAATTATATGTTCCCTGGTTTTCATCAATTAAAGCTTCAGCAATTTGAACATCAAGTATTTTACCCTTAACAGGAATTTTTAAAAAGTTTTCGATCCAATCAATATCATAAATGATATTTGCACCAACTTTGGGAACATGGTTTTTAAATGTATCACGTAAATATTTTAGATTCTTTTGCTTTTCTGCTGGTTGTATATCAGTATGCCCTATATTGTAATACTCATTAAAACCGTTTTTGGTTGCAAGGGATATACCTAATACATAACCATCATCACGGAAAACACCTGTACCTAACTTTTTTAAATTAGGATCATAGGTTTCTATGTCAAACCCTAAAATTGGTTCATTTCTCAAATCTGGATATTTCATGCTTCATAACTCCTTATAGTATATAGAATTATAGATCTATTTTCATACCTTTAACGTGGTGGGGTGTAGGATCGACGCAAAATCAAAAAAGGTATCCAAGTATCACCTATGCCCAAAAGATCGCTTCTACACCCCTTCACGTGCAAGGTTTTTTCCTATGTGTTTTCAAAAATGAATATATGAATCATACCCATTTTTTGAGTTTGAAAACACTATATGAAGGTTCTTTTTTGCACGTGTACAGGCAACATATAAACACCTTAATTCTGAATCAGGGTTATTTTCAAAATTTTCTCTAACTGATTTGGTAAAATCAAGCTTAATAACAACATTATCTGCTTCACCACCTTTAACACCATGAATAGTATTTATCATTAAATTCTTATTGTTTATATCATGCCCATTTTTAATCAAATCCCTGTAATACATCATTAGATCATTTTCCATTTCAAAATTCATAAACCAAGGCAATTTTAAATCAATCTTATCTTCATCAACATATCTTTTAATTGTCATTTCTTCTGTTTCTGACATTTGCCTTGTTTTGCGTATCTTTTCAAAAGTATTGATTGCAGCAACATCTTTTTTATTGACAGAAAATTTATCTTTATAATAGTAGGGTAAACCATGCATGTTTAATTGTTCTGAATATTGTTTTAAAAACCAATTATTTCTACATAGAAAATACCACGTTTCATTTGGATCAATAGAAATATCTTGAAGATAATTATGAAAGTATATTTTCCCTGCATCCCCTATAGGTTCAAATTTCTTTTCAACCTTGTTTTTAATTTGCTTTGAAATTTGTTTTGCAAGCTTTAGAATATCCTTTTGTAATCTGTAGCTTTGATGTAATATTACTTTTTTACCTGTTAAATTTAAAAACTGTTCAACATCTGCACCCGACCATTCATAAATTGCCTGTTCATCATCCCCTGCAATATATACCCTTTTGCAATCCTTAAAGGCAACTTTGCACATTTCCCACTGTAAAGATGTTAAATCTTGTGCTTCATCTATAATAGCAACATCAACAGGCAAAGCTTTTTTAGTTTCAACAAATCTTTCAATCATATCTGTAAAATCAACAATCTTTTTAAACTCCTTAAATCTAATATAGTTGTTTCTTACATCATTCAGCTTTCTAATATTCAAACCATATTTAAATTTTTCTGCTTGTTTATTGTTGTTTCTTTCAAGAATAGTTTGAAATAAATATCTATCATCATTATGATAAAATTCTTCTGTATAATATCCTGTAAATGTCATTCCCATAGCACGTGAAAATTCTTTGTAATCCCTTTTATTAATTACATCATATTTAGAAAAACCACCTTCCCTAAATGCTATTGAATGAAGGGTACGAAAATATTTAAAATCTTTTTCATCATAACCAAATTTTTCAATTGCTCGATTTCTTCCTTCATATGTTCCTTTTCTGGTAAAACTGACAAAAGCAATTTTATTAGGTTCATTTTGTTTTAATTCCTTTTCAAGAATATCAAGTAAATAGGTTGTTTTTCCGCATCCAGGTGCACCAAAAATAATATTTATATCTTCCATTTTAAAATTCCTTTTCTGGATCAAAGTTGGCAACAAATTCTTTTTGTTCTGCTGTTGTCATTAATTTAAAATCTTTTAATCCTAAACACCAAACACGAATTTGTTGCCTTGTTTCTGTTTTAATCTTTTTTGGTTTAGCACCTACTCTTGTTAATTCCCTATGTATTTCAGTTGTAGAAAAATCTCTAAAATTTTTCTGGTGAAAAAATTCTACTAAATCAAATGATCTAAAATAATATTCTTGATATGGTTTATCAAAGTAAACACGTTTATTTAGTATTTGATCTTTATTGTTTGCCATAGCTCTATTAGTTAAAAAATCTATGAAGTAGTTTCTAAATATACTGTATGGGGAAATATCATCTTCTTTATTAACATGAATAATTTCTATTTCTTCTAAATGCTGATTAACAAGTTTAAACCATTCAACTTGCTTCATTTTAACAGGTAAAGTATGCAGTTCTCTAAAACACAATCTAAGAAAAACATCTTGTTTAATAATTTCATCTTCATTTCTGAAGGATAATCTTTTAAATGCACCTGAATTAGATTGTGCTTTTACTTCCCATTCATAATAGGGTAACTCTGTTTGTATCTGGTAAAGCTTTCCAAATTCAATATTAGAAAAATACCCACCCATTTTACCAATACCGAATTTTCTTGTTTTACAGATTGTTCTATTACAGAAATCGACACAAGGGGAATCAAAGCACTTGTAAATATAATCTTTCTTTCTTAGGGAAGAAAGCACGGTTTTTTCTAATTCATTTTCATCTAATGGTGCTTCTAATTCATTATTTATCACTAATACTTTTTGCTCAAAAAAATGTTCATCTTGTTTTTTGAAGTAAACACCAAAAGAAAAAAGATAATTATTTCTTCCTGAATTTTTGCGTAAAGGATTTAAAAGGTAAATAGTTTGTAAACAGGGTGGACCATCAAAGAAAGGAATATTATCAAGAAAAGCTTTTATATCATAAATAGAAATTATTTTAGATTTAATATAGGTAAGTGCATCACCTAAGCTTAATTTTTTACCATTTTTAATTGCATATTGTTGTGTATCATCTGCATTAAAATATGGTAGGTTTATCCAAGTACCAATATTATCTGCTGCTAATTTTGTTTGTTTAGGAAATATTTCTAAAACCCTATTTAATTGTTTTTGTATTAATAAATCCAATCCTAAAAGGATTGCCATTTTTTCAAGATAAATTCTAACATTTTTAACATCAGCATATTTTGATAAAAATAAATATAAATGTAAACCACCTGATTTTGATCTAAAAGGAACTAAAGGGAAATTATGTTTTTCAATTGCTTCAAGATATGTTGAAAGATTTTTACTATAAATGTCTATGTCTATAACAGCAAATTTACACTGATTTTTTTTATTAATAGGAATAACACCCAATCCAATTTTTCCATCTAAATGTGCTTTATATTGTGTTTGGGTTAGCAGTTTTTCCTTTATTGTATAACTTTCACCAGCTTCTTTTTCACCTTTTTTAGAAGTAAATTTATATTTGTGTTGCCCATAGTTTTGTTTATTACCTTCAAAGATTTGTTGAAATTCAGTTAGATAGAGTTTTTTGTCCACTGGTTTACCTTGCTGCTCGAAAATGAAAATAGTGCTATCCCTTGTTACAGGGATAGCACAATAATTTGGTATTTCTCTATCTAATTAATTTAAAATTCGTTTTCTGATTCTGTTGTTTGATCAGAAATTTGTGAATAGTCTACTTGTCTTTCTGGAAGTGCTTTTCTTTCAGGACCGATGATTTTATATTGCTTTTCGTTTATGTACCCACTAAAAGACATTCTTGGTACATACCAATCATAAGGTTCTTTTTCGATATGTTCAGAAGTTATTTCCCAAACTAAATAATAAGGCAAAGCACGTTTGCCATTATCAAGTACATGGGTTGTCAATAATCTATTCCATTCACGTGCAGATTTAATTGCACTGGAATAAAGGGAAAATACATTAATCCCTTCCTTTTCATGCCCATCAAGCAGCAAGAAATAAACATAGTTTTCTTGAAGTATATTCCCTGTTTCTGTTTTCCATTTACCAAATGTTTTATCTGCTGCAATCCTTTCTGCATTTTCAACAGAATGATAACCGACAAAACCACCACGATTAGGCAACCATTCAATATAAATTCTTTCAAACTTTAAAACAATTGCCTTTAGTTTTTTGCCATAAACTACTTTGGAAACAGTATTAAAAAAATCACCTGCTTCTAATTCTTCTATATACCCTGGATTGTTCTTTTTCAATTGGGGTGAAGAATCTTGTGCAATCCTAACAAAAGGAATTGCCATAGTTTGTGTGCTGATTTGTTCAAAACCTTCAAAATTATCTGCTTTGTCTACAAATCCCAATACTGTTTTTTTGTTTGTTCCGTTTGCCATTTCTTTGACTCCTTAATAAGTTTATTTTAATATAGTTTTGTGGAAGGTAAAAATTTTAGCAAAAGTTTCAATTAACTCCTTTCTGACATACTTACCAGATTTTAAACCATCTTCAATATCTGGTTTGTCAATTCCAAGTAATTCTTTAAAATATTTTTTCTTTGTTTGTGTATGTACATCTTTTTTGCTGTCAAAATCATATTCATTTGTCATTAGAAAAGTAAATAAATCTTCAACTTTGCTGCTTTCCATTTTCCCAAAATCAAAATGAAGTTTAACAATATCATCTTCTTTTCTTGATTCAAGAAAAGTAAAGAATTGTTCAGCATCTTTAATTGTTACAGATATATCATCTTTAACAATTACTTTTTCACCTGTAGCTAATTTGATTTCTGATAAACCAAAATTTGCAAGTAGTTCTGGAATCATAACACCACTGTATTCATTAAATAATTTTTTCTGTCCAGCAAGTTTTTCTTCTAATGTTTCAATTGATGTTTTTAATTCCTTATAAATTGCAACATAGCTTTGTAGTTTATCTAATGCATCATTTGATATTTCTTCATTTAAGTTTTTCAAAAATTCAGGTGTTGCTTTTTCCATTTTCTTTTTCCTTTTTCTCCTTTTTTTCTTCCTCTTCAAATGAAGTTTGCCTTATAATGTAGGTTTTAGGTTCACTTGCATAAAAACGTATTTCTTCTAAAGTTAATTCTGTACCACGTTTTTCACTTGGTATTCTTAATTGAACTTCAGTGAATTTTGCAGTATGGCAAGCTAACCAATAAGGCAAAACACCTAACACATGCTTGTTTCTAACATCATCAGCATTTGCATGTGTAATAATTTTGGTTTTATCATCTATAAGTTTTAATTCTTTTAGATAATCAACCAAACTTTTGTACCTTGTTACAACTAATTTTTCCAAATTTTGTAACTCCTTTAATTATAAATTTTGTAGTAAATCTCATTTAGTTTTATGGATTGATTCATAGTTATATCTTTTTCGTAATATCTCCTTTCTTCTAAATCAAGAATAAAATCTATTTCCCAATCATTTAACAAATGTAAATGATTTCTACAATATTTAATTCTGTTATCCCATCTTTTACGAGTTTCTTTACTTACCATATTTTTGTTCAAGAGTAAAAAGAATTCTTTCAGCAATTCTATTACATGCACTTGATAAACCTATAAGAATTTTCACAATCAATTTCTGAATCTCATAATCTAAATCATTCATAGTTCTAATTTCCTTTTGAAATGTAAAGCATTAACTTCACCTACAGGTTTTTTACCTGCTTGTTTAGTTCTCAATTTTAATGTCTGATCTATACACGAACATTTTTTATAAAAAGAATGAAATTCACCTTTAACTGTAAAACGTAATAATCTAATTTCTTTACAGTTAGGGCAAGCTTCCCTTTTTAATATAAACAAAATTTGTCCTTATAAGCTTTCATTAATTGATAATCAGCTTGTATAAATTCAATTGTTTCTTTTACCTTTTGTTCAACTGTATGTCTCAATTCATCTTGTGATTCAGTTAAATTAATAGGTATTTCTATTTTATCTTCAATCTTTCCATCTGAATCAAAAACAGCAACCAAATATTTAAAGTAATGAATATTAGTAATGTAACAATACAGCAAATGTTGAAAGGATTTTTTATAATATTCTTTGCCTTTATAGCTGGATGTTGTTTTAATATCAATTAAACAGTCTGGAAAATAAACATCAACTTTTCCAAACAAGCAATATTCAACATCATTAATTTCTATAAACTTTTTAATTTTCTTTTGAACTTCCCCACCTTTACACTGAATTATAAACCATTCTAAATCTTTGTTTGTTGTTTTGCGTTTGTGCTGCAAATAATTGTAAATTCTTTTTTCAAAATTGATACCTAACTTAATTGCATTTTTTGGTTCTAACCAAATACGATTTAATTGGTTTAACAAATCTTCATATGCTTTTGCTTTCCAGTGTACAGGTGCAATTTTAAACCAATCTATACTACTTATTAAACTGGTTGTAATTAGTCTGCTCAATTAATTTAATCCTTTCTTTAACTTTTGCTTTGTAGTTCTCCAAAGCTGCTTTTGCCTTGTGTAAATCAGCAATTGTATTATTTATATTGCCAATCCTTAATTCTAATTCAACCAATTGATTTTGTAAATTTATATATTCAGTTTTTGCCATTTCCAATCCTTAAATATATTCTATCATATCCCATATTTTCATGCAACATCCAATAATGCCCATCAAAATTGTGAGAACATAAATGTTCATAACCGATAGAAAATATAGAATAAGATAATTCAGTATAAAAAAAGAAATCTGCATATAAAGGTGCAAAAAATTGATTATGGGGAAAAATATATATTTTTGTTTTGCTTCCAATTTCTAAATATTTAAAAGCTTCAATACCAAAATCTAATTCTGTAAACCCTATTACTTGTGCAGGTTCAACGTGAATTGGTACGGATTTAGGTTTTTCTAAACCAATTAAAAACGCAAAAAGTAATTCAATCATTTAAATTTAATCTGTATTTCATATGTAAAATTAAAAGTATCTTCTGCATCCATTCTTTCTTTTAGTACTGCCCATTTAATTTTTGAAATAGAAATGCCCATTATTCTAAATACAATATAACAGTATAATTTAAGCATAAATAAAATTGGATGTTTAGTTATTGCTTTTCCCCAAAAAATTTCTGCTCTATCATTCATCTTTGATGCTCCAAAAAATAAATTGGATCAACAGTAATTTCAAAATGTAAATGTGGTCCTGTTGAAATTCCTGTATTCCCTACTTCAGCAATCTTTTCACCTGCTTTAACAAAATCCCCTTCATGTACAAAGGTTTTAGAATTATGCCCATAATGGGAATAAAGATTTTCAGAATGTTTTAAAATAATGTAGCAACCAAAAATATCATGCCCTTTATATAAAATACCGTTATGGTATCCAGGTGGTAGCCAATTAGCAATTACTTCACCATCTAAAACAGCAAAAACAGGTGTTCCGATTGTTGCAGAATAATCTTTACCTTTATGAAATTTTTCATCACCACCACCCATAGGATTTTGCCTTAATCCTGTTGATGAAGTAATAACTGTTTTATTTAATGGATGATAAAAAACAGGAACAATTAATTGATCTTCCAAATCTGCAATCTGATTTTCTTTAATTTCAATTTGTTCTTTTAATGCTTCTATTTTTCTTTCTTTATCTTGTAATTTAGTTTCCATATTAAAACGAACAGCAAACATGAAACATAATAAAATGCTTCCAATCATTACAATATTTTCTATCTTCATTTCTTTTTCTCCTTAGTATTTTGTTTGATGTATCTGATTCTGTACATTTTAATTCCGCACTTTTTACAGAATCCAATTCTTCCATACTTAGGGTGATACTGTAATGTGTTTTCATCAATTACGTGTTGGCAAGTTGTCTGGTTTATTTTTTCCATGATCTTTTATATAAGGTGCATTATTCGTTTTTTTATCTCCACGCCCATCATCAATTACACGTGGTTGTTTATATTTTTTTACACTTTCAATATAACCATGAGCATACATATGGACTAATGCAGAAAATGCATCACCCATTCTAAGATTTTCAGCATAAGCATGTTTTCTAAATTCAAAAAAATCTTTATCTGTTACAACTGCAAATACTCTTCTAATCATTTTTAAAATACTCCTGTTTATAATATTTACAAACATAGCAATTTGGAACTGTACACCTGTTTATAAATTGTGAATGATACATATTTAATTTTGGATTTGCTTTACACTGAAATGTTGGTTGCTTGTCTACAAGGGAAAGAATAGAATATTGACAAACCTTCATTATTTGAATAACTCCTTATAATATTTGCATGAATAAAAATGTGGGGAACAACACCTTGGAATTGTCCAGGTGTAACGCATTTTAAAACACATTAAATTACAAAAACAATTTGGATTATTTGAATTGTCAAGATTAATATCTAAATATGGACAAGTTTTAATTGATGCTGATGGTGCAGAAATAGTTTGCTCCAAAACAGTCTTTACCTTCCTTTGGGGTTTCCTGGTTCGTCCATCGGCCAAATGGTTTATATTTTTAGTCTGCACCATCAGCTAAAATATCCCCTAAAGAATTTGATTTGAAAAAATCATTTAAATCTTTTCCTTCAGATAAAACTTTAAAAACTTTTTCATCAATTGTATTTTTTGCAATTATATCTTTATAAACACAAATTGATTTTTGACCGATCCTATGTGATCTATCTTCAGCTTGTAAACGGTTTTCAGTTCTAAATGAATTGGAAAAGAAATATTGCATACTTGAATTTTGCAGATTTAACCCGAAACCTGCTGTTGAAGGATTGCCAATAAATATTTGAAAATCACCAGCTTTAAATTCTTTTATAATCTGTTCCCTTTGATACTTGCCTGTTTTACCATAATACAATCTACAAGAATAATCTTTTTTTAATTCATTATATAATAGTTCTAACTCTTTAACAAATTGCGCCCAAATTATAACTTGTCCATTTGTTTCTTCTAAATCTTCTTTTAATCTTTCAAGCTTTGGGTTTACTTTTCCAATTGACATTATTTTTTGTGAACCATCTTCTTTATATGGAAAGAAACCACCACAAATCTGCATTAATCGAGTTGTCAAACTTATTTTATTAACAACAGATAATTCTTTATTTGCGTATTGTGCTAAAAGTTGTGTTCTAAGATTTTTGTAAACTTTCTTTTGTTCAGGTGTTAATTCAATATAGATATGTTCATAAATCTTTTCAGGTAAATCTAAACATTCTTCTTTGGTAATTGAAAAAATATCATCTTCAATATATTGTTTTAATTCATCTATTCTTTTGAATCTTGTAAATTGATCTTGTGAAGCAATAAATTTAACATTTGCTTCTGATATTCCCATGATAGTTGCAACAGCTTCATAATCATTATCTGTTTCTTTTAATTTATATTTAACAGTATTAAATGCTTTTTCATCAATTAAAGTATGATAGTTTGCACCTGTATAATGATTAGTACCCTTTTGCAGTATTCCATATCTATGTTGAAATATAAAATAGTTGCATTTAAAATAATCAGCTTTTAAAAATTCAAATTGACTCCATAAATCAAAAGGTGATTTAGCTGTTGGTGTTCCTGTAAGAATTGCCCTATGTCCATATTTATTTAAACGGTGAATTATTTGTGATCGTTTTGCTTTGGGTGTTTTTATTCTGGTAGATTCATCAACAATTGTGAATACATCATGATTGTGTACTAATTCGGAAATAACAGGGATGATTGGTTTGCCTTGAAATGCTTCTACATTACAAGCAAAGATTTTTAATTTATCTGTTTCTGAAATCAGAAAATCATTTAAACGATTCTTTCTATATACAGCACTCATTTTTGAAGTTTCCCAAACAAAAGCTGTATATGGAATAGAACAGTGTATTGGCAATTGCTCATGAATCCACTGGTGATGTACATGGTTAGGTGCAATAATTAATACTGCACTAATATCACCTTTTTTAAATTTGTATTCAGCAATTTTAATTGCTATTCTTGTTTTGCCTGTTCCCATATCACAAAACAAGGCAAAGAATTCTTTTTCTTTAAATTTTTCAATTGCTTCATCTTGATGTTGGTAATTTTTAATTTGATTCATAATAGTTCCTTTATTGCTTCATCATAACAACTTTGACAAATCCAAATTTCTAATGCTTCATTATAATATTCTTCTTTATATGGATCAGGTACAAACATACAATTTTTAATTTTCTTGCAATATTCACATTTGCGTTTTTTATAAGGTTGTGCAATAATCATTATTTTTTTACAAATAATTCTTTATCCATGCAATTTTTTTATCAAATTCTTTTTGTTTTTCTTCTTTTAAATTAATATATATTTCATCTATAAAACAGTTTACACAAATTGGTTGATAATCTGAACCTTCAAAACTCAAATGAACTAAAACAGATTTATATTCCTGTTTACAAAAAATACATCTTTCCATTTTCTTACTTAATTTTATAAATCCTTTTTGCAAAGTTTATTAATTGTTGCAGCACAACAGGTTCTAAATAAATTTTATCTGTTGGATTATCATGGGAATTAGCATGTAACCAAATTCCAAAACCATCAAATCCACAATAAACACCATCACCAATATAAATTGAATTTTTATCTGTCATTTCCATTTTTTAAAACCTTAACTACTTGATCAAATTGTGCTGGATCAAATCCCCTACGTTTACATTCAATACGAATTGTTTCTATAATATTTAAATTTCCTAATAATCTTTTTTCATCAAAAGGTGCATTAAGTGATTTAGCAATTAAAATACTAACAAGATCATTAAAACTTTCTTGTCTGTCAAATAATAATTCTTCAATTGATATTTTTTGTATTTCCATTTTAAAAACTCCTTAATAATTTTCTTCTAATTCTTCCAATTCTTCCAGTCTATTTTTTGCTAAAACTAATGCACCTAAAACTTCTTCAATTGTTAATCGTGGTACAATTTCATCTGTTACTCTTTTAGTTTGATCTTTAATTAATTGTTCTAAACAAAATTCAATTGCTTCTTTTACATCTACGTTTGGTGAAGAATTTAAAATTTCTTCCCTTGAATAATCAATCATTTTTATTACTCCTTAATTTAGAAAAATTAAAAATTGATGAAACTCTAAACAGAAAATTTCATCAATTAATATTGCAATACTAATTAATTCAACTGAACACATATTATTTGGTTCAAAACACAAAACACCATGCTTTGCATTTAATTCTATAATCACGCAAAAACCTTTTCACCTGATTCTGTATAATGGTATGGATCGCCTAACCTACCATCAGTAAAAGGAAATTCAGTTACTTCAGATGCATGTATCATGATCATTCTATCAAGCTTTACACCTTTAAGCTTTCTGATTTTATTTCCGTTATGAAATAAATATCTAATTGTATGTTCTGATCTTTTAACGAGTTTAGAAAATTGTTTGGTGGTGTAGCAGGGTATGCCATTAATTTCAATTGTTTGGTTATTCATATAAGGGTGTTTGTCCTTTGCTCCATTTCTTCTATTGAATTGTAAATAATTAATTTACTTGGAATTTGCTTTCTTAATAGAAGATACTTTTTCAATCTTTTTTCTGTTGTGTAGTGTTCCCCTTGCTCATTATCCAGGTAAATAAATCTGTTCCCCACCTTATAGTTTACCACGTATAGCATCATACAGTATAGGGTAATATGCTGTCAAGTATAGGGTGGGAAAGATTTAAAAAAATTTCGTGAATTTCACGATTTGGGTACATCTATAAGGGTACAGGTGTACCCACGGTTTTTAGGGTTAATTCCTTATCCTGTAACGAATAACCCTTGATTTTGGTGGGGTAAACATTTGTTAAGAAGTGTACCCAAGGTGTACCCAAGTTTATTCTTTATACTGTAAGTAATTAACTCATTTTGGGTACACTGGGTACACTGGGTACACCAATTTTTTTTTCACCTGTTGAATAATAGGGTGCTTTTTTTAGATGGTCCTGGTGTACCCACTGTACCCACTGTACCCATTTTCAGCTAATTGTATATTGTGTATATAGTTATATTGGGTACACTTTGGGTACAGTGGGTACACTTGTTTTCTATCGGTGA